GCGCCATTCCGCCGGGCTGACCGGAACCCACTGCCCGCGAAGCTTCACAACGCGTTCCTTGCGCTGGTGCTTCAGCAGAAGTTCGTGGATATGCCGAAACAGCGACTTGATGCCGGTTTCAGCAAAGATCCGGGCGATTGCTTCCACTTTCATCCTCGAAAGGTCGTTGGCCTGTGCCAAAACGCTGGTCTGAATGTTCTTCAGCGCTTCAGGGTCAAGCCCGTCGCCGTCTGAGGAAATGCCGGTACGGTCGCGCTTCACTCGATCCCAATAATCAAGCATCGGGAAGGTCGAACCCGCCGTGAACGGCACCGTGATCGGCGAATATGACTCTGCAATCGGCCTTTCAAAGCGCGCCACGCGCCCAACACGGGTAGTCAGCAGGTCATCAAGCGTATGGTCGCCGATCCCCTGCTCCCATACCGCATGGCCGGGATTGTTGGTGTGATAGAGGTTGTCCAGGATCTGCCTGACAAGCGTGGACTGCACCTTCTGCACGTCCATGACTTTCTCCGCCGTCGCCCGACCGAAGTGCTTGAACGGGAGCGGCTGCGGGGAAATGACGTGAAACGGCTGGCGGTCAATCGGCTCATTCGACATGACCTGATTGCCCGCGATGATGATCTGGCGCAGTTCCGCCTTGCCGTCGCCATCATAGTCAATCCGGCAGTATGCCTCGCGGACACGCACAAGTTCCTGTGACGGGTCTTGCGCATCGCCCCGCGTGTCGTCTGTCCGGTCCTTCCGGGCGATTTCCTCGTCAGATTCAAGCACGTTCTGCGTTGACGGCAGGGATGCGACCAAATTCTTGTCAAAACCCATCTCGACAAGTTCGGAACGTGTCTTTTCCGTCTCATGCCCGACCATGCGGGCCTTGGATGGGTCCAGAGACCGGGAATCCGAAGAAATACGGTACTCTTCCGGCGGGACCGCTTCGATACAGACATTCCCATCGCCCGAAACACGCCTGAAAGTGACGTTGAAGGTGGAAACGTCCACATCATCAATCGTGATCACTTCCTCTTCCTGCTCAACCGCCTCAAGTTCGGGGTCTGCCAGCAGTTCGGCGAGTTCGTTTTCGGTCAGATTCTGATAATTTTCGGTCGTTACCCGTTCGCTTTCATCCCACCACGCCTTGACGATGCCATTCTTCTGGACCAGCGCGCAGAAAAACCATGTGTACATGATCTCAAAGGCGGGATTTTCCTTGAAGAATACGTGCGTCACATAGTCGGATTCCTGCGCCGCAGCCGCTTCATCTTCCGGCCCAACTGCGTCGAAGGAAACGAGGTTATCAGCCGTGGTGAACAGCCGGAGAAGTGACGGCATGATGGAGTCCACCACGTCCGCAACATCCGATGTAACAACCTGTGAGGCCCCTTTCTGTTCATTGCCCAGGGGCTTGGACAGGTAGTAGTCGTATGCCTCCGCCCTTTCCTTCGATATTTCCGCGTCTGGCGCGCCCATCGAATTGGCGAACTCCTGCTCCACCAACGCGACGAGTTCACGATCCTGCATCAGGCGGCTTCCTTCTTGGCGGGCTTCACCTTCTTGGCAAGAGCCGCTTCAAGTGCGGCAACCCGCGCCTTCAGGTCATCAATCTCACGCTGCTGTCGAATGCTCATACGATTGCCACCTGTGCATAATTGGCTGTCTGTCGCCGTTTCGGGGCCTGCCGACGCGCCCATTCAAGCGACCCGACCGCGTGCCGGGTTGCCGCCATGAGCGGGTAGGCCCCCTTCGGAACAACGCCATCGCGCCGCCCGTATGTCTTGAACTCGTCAAGCCATTCCTTCAGCCTGCGATCCACCTTGAAGCGCCCTGTGCGCATCCGCTCCCAGATTTCCCGGCTGACCATCTCCGCATCGCTTGCGCTGTCCGGAGCCGCATCGGGGAGCGTGTTGCAGCCGCGATCCTGAAGCGTTTTCGATATACCCTTGTCCGTCCACGCTATCGGTATCCAGCGGCCCCGGGCGTTCATGCCTTCCGCGATGACCGCCGGGACTTCCATCTGGAACTTGCACGCGTCATACAGGTGCAGTGTGTCCGTCTCTTTGTCGTGCGCGATCCAGACCGCCGCGTGTCCGCCATCATCGAGGCAGTGGTATCCGGCAATGCGCCGCCAGCTAGGGTCAATCAAGCCGTCATATCCTCAAGGATGTTCTCGATCTCCACCGGGTAAACCGGCTTTTGATGCATGTCTCGTTCGGCAACTGCGCAAGCCATCGCAAGCGCCACCATGCCGTCAATCCGGCCCCGCGATTTCTTCTTGTCCAGCTTCCGGTTGCCCGCCTCATCCATCTTCACAACGGAATTCGCAGCGCACATCTTCAGGACAGGATGCCCGCCATGCCGGATCTTCTCGGACAACAACATGGACTCCAGCGTGCGAAGCGCCGGGGACATGGAAACAAACCCCTGCCCGAAATCTTCAAAACGGTCGTCAATCACCGATTCCGATAGCCCGGCCTGAACAAGCCACGGCCTCAAGTGCCGCATGTTGTAGCGGTCAAAGGCCACCTTCCGAACGTCCATCTCGTCAAACAGCCTGACGATGTGTTCCGCAACGTGCCGGTACTCGACAGACCGCCCCGGAGACGCCTGCAACAACCCCTTCTCGTGCCAGACGTCATAGGGCACCCGATCAGCGCGGGCCTTTTCTGCAAGCCCCTCACCGGGGAGCCAGAATGTCGGCCTGCAACTCAGAACCCCGTCCACCGGGGAAACCAGAACAAGGGCCGTCAAGTCGCTCGTTTCCGACAGGTCCAGACCTGCGTAGACGCCGCCCCATGCATCTGGCGCACCAGAGCAGGAATCCCATACCGTCGCGGTCACGAACGGACTTGCAACCTCAACGCGCTGGTTGAGGATCAGGTTGCGATATTCCGCTTCCCTTGAAGGCATCCGGCGGGCGTCTTCGGCCATCGCCATCGTCTCTTTCGCGTTCTGGAAATCACCAAAGGCAGGGTTTGCCTGCCGGATGGTCTTTTCCGCGAACGGGTCGTCGTCTTCATTCGCCGTATAGAGGCTGACCGTCACGCGTGGGTCATGCCCCTGCAATGCGTCGTCAATCAGGATCGACAGCAAATCCCCATCGGTAGGAGCCTGCGTCGAGATGATGATGGACAGCGGATCTTCCTGCGCGCCCGTCGCCGTTTCCAACGCCTCGTAAAGCGGATGACGCGGCCCCTGTACCTGCCCAAGTTCATCATGGACGATGAACACCGGGGACAAACCGAAAGCCGTTGGCGCATCCGCCGACAACGCACGGTACCGCGTGCCAAGATCAGGACAGAAAAGCTCCTTTGCCGTATCCCTGACAGTCACAAACTCATTCAGTTGCGGCGACATGCGGACAATTTTCGCCATGAGGCCAAACAGGATCGCCGCCTGCTCCCGTGACATCGCCGCCGAGAAAAGCTGCGAATTCACCCGGTGTTCCGGACCACACATATGGACCAGACCCAGAAAGGCCACGATGGCCGTCTTACCGTTCTTCCGCCCGAAAGACAGGATCGCACGCCGCGTCCCTGCCGGGTTGTCGTAAATCTTCCGGATCTCTTTCTTCTGCCATGGGCGAAGCTTGACCTTCTGACCCACCAGACGCCCTTCAGGGACGTGGCAGTATTCTTCAATCCAGTCGATGACCGCCTTGGAGCGGTTTACTTTTCCCAAGGCTTCTTGACCTGGGAACCCTTCTTCCGCTTCGGATCATAGGTCGCCTGCTGCGTGATCCTCATTCGCGTGGCCAGCGACGAAATCGCCCGGCCTTCCCGCTCCTGCATCTTCAGGAGCTTGTCGTATTCATCCACGTCAAACGCTTCGCCCGATTCCGCGTTGCCGATCAACTGAGCGACACGGCGGGCCGCGACCACATGGCGGCAATACTGCGCCAGCAAGGAATGCGTCTCACGCGGGAACCAGTCAGCCGGGAGGCGATTGACTACCGCCTGCCATTCCGCCCGCTGTTCATCATTCAGATCATCCGGCGCAACCGCTCGTTCAATCGAGACAACATCGCTATGGACAACCGCCAGTTCTGCCCCTGATACGCGTCCGCGCTTACCCATTCTTCACCGCCTGAGATCGTGACTGGGAAAC